GAGCGATCAGATAACGTAGCGACTCAATTTCACCAATATTAGGAACGAGTAATGCCATTGAAAAACTACCTCTAGGGGTCTAGTTGAACTAAGAACTAAATGTATTTATAATTTTAATTTTAGAGAGATTAGTAATCTTCTAATATTGTTCACACTGATTACGTCAAATCGGAGAATATCCCCAGCTGTAATCGTTGTTGTCCAATTATTTAGGACATCATCAAAGTATTTATCTTTATTGACTAATTGTATCCTTTGAGCAGCTGTAATGCTGTTAAAACTAGGATAATCTGCGAATGTGGTTTTGGATATATCAAATACGATATCGCCTGTTTGATCAGACAAAACTCTAACATTCTCAATCACTCCGCTGACATCTATGGTTAATTTACCTTTATCACCGACTTGCATTGGAAGACTTCCACTATCAATTACATAGTTTACAGTCCTCGTCAGATCAGCAGCTGCAGCGAGAGCAATGATTACTATATCGTCATTTGTTGCTGGTGGAGTTGTGAAAACGACCTGACTACCAGAGATATTGTAATCATTTGATGGGTCTAGAAAAAGACCATTCTTGGTAACAATAAGTTGTTGATTATTGTTAGGAGTGTATGGTGCTCCTTGATCATTTAGGGAAAATGTGGTTTCAGAACCATCTTGCACTGGTGTTTTACCAATAATGATATTACCATATTGGATCGACTTCGATGGAATCTCGTAGTCTACACCGACATTGTAACTGCCAGGTTCATTGAGAGTGACTAAGTAATCTGCCATTATCGTGTTACGCCTGGAATTACAAGAAGATTTCCCTGTATCGGTCTAGTCTTATAATCATTTGGCGAATTTAAGACTAAATCATACACATATCTCCCTCCTTCTATCACAGCAGTCATAGTGCTTGCCATTGCTACTTTAATCTGACCATTAACCCTATTGGGAAAAGATACCGTAAAGGCAGTAGACTTTGTTGCAGCAGGGTGCTTTCTTAGTTGAGCAGTTCCAGTGTAGCCTGTTAGGTTCAAAGAACTTGCATCTTCATTTCTGATGGTGAAAGTTGCTTCAAAATCTACACCTTGATCTAAAACTAAGTTGATGTTCCTTGCTGTCATCTGTCAAAGGGAGGTTTTAGTTATTTATCTAATTTACTCAAAATGAGTTTCATCATTGATTTCAACTCATCAACATCATCTTTCAACTTATCCATCTCATTCGCTTCTTGCAATTTTTTTTGCTTCAGTTTTAGATAATTATCATACTCACTATCAGAACAATTTAAAATTGCACCTGATTCTTCATCTCTATAAAGAGATCCACTATCTTTGACTTTTATCTTACTCATTAGATGGATGCGATTGCTCTCAAGTCACGAATCTTAGGAACGTAAGCAAAGTTAGTTCCTGTCATAACAATCTTAATTTGGAATCCATTGAACTGTGGTAAGTTCTTAGCATTGAATTCATATTCTTTATAATCTGACTCAGTAGAAGAAGAAAGAATTCTTCTGTCTGGTTTACCATTATTCTTGGAAGCGTCTATGACATTACCATTAGAATCTAGGTTTTCAAAGCCTGGGAATAGTTCAAATAACTGATACTGTGGTGGTGCATCAATTCTGAATATTCTGTACATAACTCTAATATCATTAGTTGAGTGTCTGTAAGCATCAAATTGAACTTTTAATCCATCAGAAGCTTTTTCTAGATTAACAACCTTAGATAAGTAAATTGCAGCACTAGGATCTTGATCAACTGAATTAACTCTACGATCTGCAGCATAATCAGTAACCTTAGAATTCAATCTATCCATGATGGTAATCATGTTCACTCTATCTAAGTCAATCATAGGACTAACTTTAGGATCATCTGTAGATAAGGTTGTTTGTAATGTAAATGATTTTCTGCCTGGGAAATCAATAAGTTTTTCAAGTTCATTACTCTTGGAAGCAACAATTCTAGGTGTAGTTAGATAGTTATTGGTATTGAGTGAAATGTCTTCATATCCTTGATCTACAAATGCAGTCAAGTTTCCATCAGGACTATTACCACTAAATGTCCTAATCTTGGCAGATATCTCAGTTCCTTCTGGTAAGAGAGTTGCAACATTAGGTCTAACAATATTGAAAGCAATGTTCTGAGTCGCCATAGGACCATAAGCATTACCAACTTGTACATACTGTTGATCGTAACTACCGCCAGATTTGTTTTCATTAAAGAATAGTTCTGGGAATCCACTTGCATTTCCAGTTGCTCTGTCTATACCTCTACTTGAAACTCCAACTTTAATCCAGTAATGATCGACATCAATAGGATACTTGGTATCGTTTGTAGGTAAGAAACTATGAGATGTGTTGATTCTTCTTAGAGAAACTCCATTCAACTCATACTTAAATATCTTGTCATTTACTTCGTAATCACCAGCTTTGGTATTATCAATCGATCTAGTAACATTGTTAATTGTAGATGTTGTAGTCGTAACACCAGTGTACTTGATAATTTCATTGTTTATCTTAATATAGCCTGGGTTGGAACTACTGACTGGAACATTCTCGAATGAAGTAAAGATTCCAACAGCAGTAACAGTCATATCTTCTGTGCTTGAAGAATCAACTGTGGATGTTAATTTCTCAGGTTTAACATCACCCTCTACACCAGACAATGTAACTTGATCTTCTCGTGAGTACATACCATGATTTGAATGCCTTACACGGAAATGTAATCCATCAGTAACATTTTGTAGGTATGTAATAGGAGCTCCATTTACAACACTTGTTCCACTACCACCAACGTAAACTACAGAAGATGATGAATCGACTTTAGGTTTTCCTTGAATATTATCAAGAACTAAAGTATTAAATGCACTAATAACACCAACATTATTTGGAATTGTTAATCTCAAATCTTTACCGAATCCGCCTGTATTGGAGGCATCTACTGTCAATACATCACCAGCAGAATATCCTGTTCCTCCAATAGAAACTGTTGCTGCAACAGCAACTCTATTATCAACGGTCAAGTTAACAGCTGCACCAACTCCTCTACCAAACTGAGATATAAGTGGCACATTAGAGTAAACAATGGGTGATGCAGAAAAACCACTACCACCATTTGTAATTGTTAGATCACTACCAATACCTATTGCACCAAGAACTTTATTCAAGTTAGCCTTGAAGTTTGGATTATTTTGTTGATAGATTGTGGTTCCCTCTGTCAAACCAGACTGTTCGGCGGAAGTCAAACTCTTACCCAAACCAACTACTGCATTATAGGCAAGCATATCAATAGGATTAGGTGCAAGAGAAACAATCTGTCTGTTTCCTACATCTAAGTCTGGGTTATAGAAATTAACTCTACCAGTGCTTGAAGTAAAGTTTGCTCTGTATAGATTGAATTTTAAATCTTCTAACTGACTAGGATCCCATGTAGCACCGTTCTGTGATTTGAACAATGAACCAAGTAAAGGTTGTTGAGATACAATAACTTTTTCCGAATCGGCAGAATTTACAGTTGTAATATCTTCTTCACCCATCCTAGAGATATAAACAAAGTATTCATTAGATGCAGAAAGAAGAACGAGAGCATACTCTCCTCCACCTTCACAATATACAGGTGATGGGAAAGTAAATGTTGTTGGTTCTGATCCATCTTGAGATAGAACAACTTCATCGGGATCAAGAATACACTCACCAAATGGTAGGATTTCCTGTGTAGGTAAACCAGTTTGAAGTGTTCTTACTTGTAAAGTAACAGGTAATTGGTTTGTATCTTTAGCTTGGAAGTAAACATCACACTTAGTAAGATATACACCGCCAATATCAGGAACTTCAAATGATTGTGCAAGAGGGTCAACCCATCTAGTTTGAGTTGTAGATCTCTCTGCAAAAGTATTTTGGATAACTAATCTACTACTTTCATCAGTAAGAGTTCTATCAGCAGATTGAGGTATTCTCTGAACATCTGCATTTCTCATTCTGAGAGTCGAAGATTCTACAGTTTGGAGTGTACCAGATGATGTAAAGGTTGCCTCACCAGAACTATCTGTAAATCCAGAGATGGTTGAGTTTACAGGAGATGATGATAGAGTAAATGTTTTAGTACCAGTGCTAAATGAAGGAGCAGATGGAATTGTAGGATCTGGTAAGAATAGAGATCCAATCAATGATCCAGCCTTATCAGTAATCAATCTGATTGCACTGACTCTTGCGATTGCGCCACTAGACTGTCCAACTAACTTCATACCAGTAGTGATATATCCATAGAAACCAGATGCAGACTGAAGTTCTAAAGATGCAGTATCAACGTTCAATATAGAAGTTGTTGATGAGTATGTTGATGATATGCTGGATGCAGGGTCGTATGGGTTCTGTTTATAAACCTGATCTGGATTATTGTAAGGACCATACTTATGATTCTGATTTGCAAGTCTGAATCTAATTGCATCATTTGTTGTGTTTGCACGACTTCCCTCTACAATTTCACCAGCACCAAATGTACCAGATACCATTGTAATCTCGATAAGTTTTGGTACAACATATTTCGACATATCGATATTGTCGAAGAATGGATATAGTCTTGTATTAGGCTTAAGTCTCCTAGTAACAAACTCAATATTTCTTGATCGCATTGTAGCGATAACTTCTGTATTTACAACCTTATCGCCAAGACTTGTTGTATCAAATCTCTCACCAACACGGAACTGAATACCTTGTCTTGTTTGGTTTGTAGTAGTTGTAGTTGTTTGCTCTTTGAAATCGTATGTTGTATCAAGGAAGTTAGTTGTTGTAGTGATTGGAATACCACGACCAAGAGGGATATGAGATCCACGTTGGAAATGTCCTCTTTGTTCAGATCTACCAGTAACTTCTGTATCTGTTCTACTAAACAGAGATGGTCCTGTATCTACACTTGATCCTGTCCAAGTTGTTTCCCATGATCCCCAATCTATAGGCGATAAACCAGTATTACTGTCAGCACCAGTAATTCCCATAGTAGAATTAAAACTACCTTCAATATCATATGTTGCAGTAGTTCTTCTAGTTTCAATCCATGTGTCAGTGCCTGGATTTAATTCAACCTGACCAATCCAGTTTACAACAGCAAATGGGTTTACATTCTCGATACGAGTTGCAAAGTTGTTTTCTAAGTAGACTGTATCACTATAATCCAAACATATAACGTCACCAACTCTCTTGACATTTGCATCGCCAAGATCTTCAACAAATCTATAATCAGCAGATGGATTAGATGATGTAGCAGCACCAACAATAGCCTCTGATCCAAGTAATAAATCAATAGATGTTGTGTAGTGTTGTGGTCTCAATCTACCTGATGTAGAGTCAATAGATGCCTTATACTGACGATTAGTTACATCACCACCAGCTACAGATTTGAAGTTATCAACAAAGAATCCAGACTTAAATCTTTCTAGATTAGTCTGTGGATCACGAAGAGACATATTTGATGTCTCCACTTCAAGTAAGGATAGAGATGTATAGTATTCTATATTTTTAATTCTATTCTCTAGAGTAACAATATCCTTCATTCGGAATCGTTTATGTCTAGCGATTGTTAGCTTAACATCAGATGTATTGTAAACATATGGAGGAAGTTTTATTGTAGCTACCTCTAAAGCATTATCAAGAGTGTTTGGAAGTTTTGGTAGTTCAGATGGGACACCTTTAGATAGAGTAAAGATACCTTCTTTACTCAAGAATAGTTTGTCAATTCTTCCAAGATAGTATTCATAGGATAGATTGAATGATTTATCTTTAGCAACCACATGAGATGACGAAGATGTGCCAGGCACAAATACTCTTGCTTCAAATTCCCAAGGAGCTTTACCATCAATAGTAGATGTAACTCTAGGTCTTAAGTCAATAATATCTGCACTGTTTATACCATTAATGATTGGTAATACAGTACCATATAATTTTCTTTCATATGAATTGACTGTTACAAAGTCGCCTGGATCTGCCTCATCAATAACAAAGTTGTTGTAAACAACTGTAAGTCTTCTTGTAGGTGCTTCAGTATCTTCTTTTCTGATAAGTGCAGAGTAGTCAACGTAATCCAATCTTTGGCCTGGATCAAACTCAAAGTTATTTCTTATATCTCTATCGCCTGGAGTAAATGATTGTACAACACCAGAAACATTAGTTTCTTCAAATATAATCTCCTCACCTATCTCAAAAGCATTTTCATTCTGAGATACAAAACTTACTTCATCAGATCCATTAGTAGCAACGAAAACACCAGAAGCGCCAGAAGATTTACCAACTATGGTTTCACCTACTATGGCATTAAGAATATTAGAGTTTAGATTTGTAAGTTGTAATAATGGGAACTGTGCGTCACTGGTAGATGAAGATTCTAATACAGCAAGAACCTCTGCAACATCACAAACACCAAGAGATACTCTTTGATCTTGTACTCTATTACCATACGCAGTGTCATAGGTCAATCCATCATTTAATTTCATCAATCCAGTTCCAGATTGTGTCTTACTGGATTTGTTTATAGTATATGTCGTTGCTCTCTTGAATACTTTTGCTTTTGGTTTTACGTTTACTTTCTTCCAAGTTACAGTCAATACAGCTGCACCTGATGCCGTATCTAATCCAGATAGAGTTACTGTTCTGCCACTGACAGTAAGTTTCTGATCTGTTAAATTCTCAGTTTTACCACTTGACTTGAATGTAAGGTTATAATCTTCTTCATCAAACGGCTCAAGAGTTAAGTCAGCATCAGTTTCTAAGGTTCCGCTGAAAGCATTACTTGCAACTGTAACAGTATATGACTTCTTGAATAGAATGTCTGCGCCATTTGTATCTACACTTGCAACATTTGGTTTAGTTAATTCACTGAATAAAAATGCCTTAGAGTTGTTTTGTACTTCTAAGGTAACTTTAAATAAATCGTTTGCACTTACTTCACTAGTTGGTAATGCACCAGAACATACGTTCTCAACGTCTGTGGTTGCTTCTAGACTAATTGCAATGGCATTTACACCTGTAACTCTGTTATAAGTAGGAACACTGTTTCCACCAACACTGTACTGAATGATGTCACCTGTCTTGATACCAGAGTTGACGAAACTAGCACTAGGAGATGATATTGTAGATGCTCCACCAACCTTTGCACTCACGGTAAACTGAGTTGCAATAGGAGCTATCAAATGTCCTAGGCTTAAAATTGGATCAGCAGTAAACGGATAGTTAGTCATATCGTTACTGACTATCTGTTTGACATCTTCTATTCCATAATCTTCTACTTCTGTGATACTTCTATTTGCAGTAACACCATTGATAAAGAATTCCTCACCCACTTGGAATTGACCAGATACCTGATACAAAGTAAGTTGTGTAGATCCATTTGAAGATGTATAAGCGTATCCAGAAGCGTTACTGTTTTGTCCAACAATGTATGCTGGAAGATTTACAGTCGCCTTTGTGTTTAGTTGTAGATATGTGAATGTCTGAATATCATACAAAGATGATTCAAATATTGTAGAAGAATCTGCATAACCAACATTCTTCAATTTCATATCATATACTCTGGCAACACCAACTTGTTCACCATTTGATGTGCCTACAGTAGAAGTTCTTTCGTTGAATAGTTTTACATAAGAACTTGTAGTAATACCAATTAGAGGTGAACCATAGACGTTATTAAGTTCTATCTGTCTACCTACACTAAATGGTAGTGACTCGTTAACTATTTTTTGTGTTGTACGAGGTTTAGGAACGTCAACAGTTGTAGTATTAAGAGTTTCTATCTCATATCCCTTAACATATGCCTTTCCAGGCCCTATGGATAGACACATCAAGTCATCTGATGGTGTATTTCCTTGCTGTGTTAGTTGGTTAGAGTAATATGCACCATTGTTTCCTATTCTATCATTCAAACACTCTTTAGGATCAATGGGAAAAGGTTTTATATAATAATGTCCAGATTCATCAAAAGTTCTTCTTGCTAATTCATCTCTAATTAAATTATACTCGTTTACACCAGCTTTTACGAATTTTTGTAGAATACCGTTTTCAATTCTCATCAACTCTACAAAGTTCTCATCATTTAGATCAGTAAGAGACTTCTTAATTAGAGTTGTAGATAGTTTAAATCTATCAGCACCAGGCGCTGCAAAGTTTGAAAATCCTCTTGCATTATCATATAGATCATTATCTGTAGAGGAAGCAGTTACTAATTCTTCTTTTACTAAAAGACCGACCCTGTATGATGGAGTATCACTGTACTGGTCTAGTATAACTGTAGAGTCAGAAACGGTTACAAAGAAACCTCTGATAAAATAAACACCAGTGGCTATCTTAGCTGCAGCACCTGTTGCAGTCGAATTTGAAATGAGTGTTGTCGCAAAACTAGCACCAGATCTGATACTAGAAAGAGAGTAGTTTAGATCCTCTTCTAAGAGTAAGTTCTCTCCGTCTGCAAATGTTTTTCTTGAGAAATCAGTGTCACTAGAACTTTGATATTTGATGTATAAAGTATATGCTCCTCTGACTGATTCTCTGTTTGTAATATATGTTTCTACCTTTGCTGTTACACCACTAGTTTCTCCTCTAATCTTTTTACCCTTTAAGTTTTCTAAGTAAAGAGAAACAGGAATACCTAAATGTGCATCATCAATCTGTACACAAGTATACTCAGAATCATAAGCGATTTGGCCTGGAATTACAACAGAACCTTCTTTAAAAAAGTGCTTACCAAATTTTTCAATCTGACTCTGTAGAATAGATTGAAGTGTTGTAAGTTCCCTAGACTGTATAGGTAAACCTGGCTTGAATAGTACCCTTTGATAATTTTTTAGTTCTTCAAAATCATCAAAGTATGGAGATGAATTTAAGTTGGTATTTTGTGGCATTGCTCTTTAAAACTCCAGCACTATTTTGATGTCTTCCTTTTGACTTGATGATCTAGGAATTGCAGTTCGATTATCAATATAGATTATTTCACCAGATTTAGTGTTGAACTCAGCGGATGAAATACCAGCACTAAAACTCATACCAAGTTGATATACTTTATTATTTATTGAGGTACTGACACCGTTAAAATTAGTATCAACAGAGAGAAGTGACCCCACTACAGACGATCCACTAATCGTAACTCCGTACCCTGCTTCTGGATTTGATGTAAATGGAATTATCTTATATCCAGTTTCACTAGATGCAAGACCCATTGGTTGATAATACTTCAAAACTCCAGTAACGTTATCCCATGACGCTACATAACCTATAGCAGTTGATCCTAAACCAACTGTCTGTGTAATCTCAGAGTCAACAGCATAGGTCGTTGCTGTTGTTACACCAGAAAGTTTGAGTGCCTTTAGACCACTGACCATCGCAGTGTCTAGTAATTCTGTACTACTACCAAACACAGTGGGATTTTTTATAAGTCCAACCCTAGCGAAGTCATTACCTTCAATAATATCAGGGTTAGTTTCTAGTGTTTCAAATCTAGAATATAGTAAAGCTCTATACGCACCTAACTCTCTATAGATGTCGTATCCGTGACCACCTTTAGGTGGAATGATGACACTAAAACCAGCAACAGATGTAGTTCCTATTCCAGTATTGGTAAGGTTAGCAAGAACACCGCCAGACTCACTGCCAGGAGCGCCTGGGAAGAACTGTATGGATCCGTGGGTATATCCTTCTCCTCCGTCAGTAACAAATACTTCAGATACCTTTCCGAAAGAATCAATCGTAATTGTAGCCTTTCCTCCTGATCCATCTCCGAGAATTGGAACATTGGCAAAAGATGTAGAGATCGGTTGATAGTTAGAGCCTCTATCATTAACAACAACAACTTCGATTTTTCCATCTATAGCATTAGCCTTTGTTGCAACAGTCTCGCCTTGGTTGCCCCAGTTTTCGGGCACTGGTATGTATTCAATAGAGTCAAATTTAACGATCTCGGATGGTTTAATCGTATAAAGATATTTCCAAACATAACCATCGCCACTAGTGCCAGCTGCTCTTGGCTCAAGGTCAACAAATGTGGGTTGGTCATAT